GGGCAAAAATCCAAGCTAGTGTCATCATCGAGCGGATGCACCGGCACGTACTCGGGGACTTGGAAATGACCGCAACCCAAGTCAATGCGGCCAATAGCCTACTGGATAGGTCAGTCCCGAAACTGTCGCAGATTCAGCACACTGGCGACCCAGAAAACCCGGTGCAGGCTAAGATCATTGTCGAATACGTTACGGCTGCCGGAGGCCTTCCGGTTCCTGCGCCAGCCGCTAGCTGACGACGGCACCCCGGTACGCTGGCGCGCTGCCTATGGCGGCCGGGGATCGGCGAAGTCCCGCTCATTCGTCACCGAGATCGTCCTACAGGCGGCCGAGCGGCCCGAGCGCATCCTGTGCTGCCGGGAGATTCAACGGTCCATCCGGGACAGCGTAAAGCGGCTGCTGGACGACGAGATCGGCCGGACGGGCCTGGGCGGGTTCTACACCAGCACTGATGCGGAGATCCGCGGGGCGAATGGCTCGTTGTTCTTGTTCGCCGGGCTGCGGTCGAACCCGGACAGCGTGAAGTCGGCCGAAGGGCTGACGAAGGCCGTAGTGTTCGAGGCGAACAAAGTCAGCCGGCGGTCATGGGAGTTGCTGACGCCGACCGTCCGTGCGCCAGGCTCCGAGATATGGGCCGAGTGGAACCCCGAGTTCCCGACCGATCCGGTAGACGAGTTGTTCCGGGGGCCGAACGGCCCGCCGCCAGGCTCGATCGTACGGCGGGTGAATTGGGAAGACAACCCGTGGTTTCCCGACGTGCTGCGCCGGGACATGGAGTGGGACCGCGCCCGCGATCCGGACAAGTACGCCCACATCTGGATGGGCGAGTACCAGCGCAACAGCGAAACGCGGGTGTTCAAGAATTGGAAGGTGGAGGAATTCGACCGGCCGGACGGGACCATCTACCGGCTCGGGGCGGACTGGGGCTATGCCATTGACCCGTCCGTATTGGTCCGGTGCAGCATCGAAGGGTCAAGGCTGTACGTTGACCACGAGGCTTACATGGTCGGGTGCGAAATCACGCAGCTGCCGGACCTGTTCGACCGCGTGCCCGGGTCGCGCAAGTGGTTCATCACTGCCGACAGCGCCCGGCCGGAGACGATCAGCCACATGCAGAAGAACGGCTACCCCAAGATCAACGCGGCCGTGAAGGGCGCGCGGAGCTTGGAAGAGGGCGTCGCGTTCCTGCAATCGTTTGACATCATCGTGCATCCGCGCTGCCAGCACGTCATTGACGAACTCACGCTGTACTCGTACAAAACGGACCCGCTGACGGGGGCCGTGCTGCCGCTGCTAGAGGACAAGCACAACCACTGCATAGACGCCCTGCGTTATGCGTGCGAGGGCGCCCGCCGCGCCGCGAATCCGGACAAGATGAAGAAACTGGCCTATCCGCCCACGGGGATCATGTGAAATTCACCGACGAAGAGCTCATAGCCGCGATTGAGGCCGAGGAAGCCGTAGCCCTTGACGCCCATACCGGCGATCTTCGTCGGGAGCGGGCCGACGCATGGGCGCGGTACCGGGGCGAGCTCCTGGGCAACGAGCAGGAGGGCCGCTCGCAGATCGTGGACAAGGGCGTGCTGGACACGATCCAGTGGATCGTTCCTTCGCTGGTGCGCATCTTCCTCGGCGGCGACGACATCGGGCAATTCGAGGCGGTCGGGCCGGAGGACGAGTATGCGGCCGAGTGCGAAACCGAGGTCTGTAACTGGTACCTGCAAAACAAGAATGACTTCTACAGCCACATTGTCGCCGCGCTGACCGACGCCCTGTTGCTGAAGAACGGCTACATCGCCGGCATGTGGTCGGTGCGCGAAGACGTGATGACCGAGGTCTACAAGGGTCTGGCGGACGAGGAATTCGCCATGCTCCTGTCGGACGGCGAAGTGGAGGTCGTCGAGCATTCGGAGATGCCGGACCCGATGGCGGTCCCCGGCATCGACCCGCAAACCGGGATGCCGCTCCCGCAGCCGATGCTCCATGATGCCAAGGTCGAGCGGAAGAAGGCGGACGAGTTTGTCGCCATCGAGGCGGTTCCGCCGGACGAAATCGTGGTGTCTCGGCGCCATCGCTGGACGAGCCTGGCCGACTGCGACTTCGTGCAGTGGCGCCGCCGGGTGACGGTCGGGCAGCTACGGGCCGAGGGCTTCGACATCCCCGACGACGTCGAGGAATACGAGGACATAGGGCTTGAGAGCATCGAGCGCGAGCGGTACGACGACGATCGGGTGTTCGGCGACGAGTCGCCCGATCCGTCCCGCAAGGTTGTCATGTTCAAGGACAACTACATCCGCATGGACCTGCGGGGGACGGGCAAGCAGCAGTTGTGGCGCGTGGCGTATGTGGACGGCCAGACGGTCCCGGCGCTGAAGGAAGAGGCGGATTGCGTTCCGTTCGCGGCGTTCGCGCCGATCATCTACCCGCACAGCCACATCGGGACGTCCATCTATGACCTGATCAACGACGTTTCGCTCATCAAGACCATGATGGAGCGGCAGTTGATCGACGGCACGTTCCTGCAAACGTCCGGGTTGGTCGGGGTCGACGTCAACACGGTCAACGTTGACGACATGCTGGTGCGCCGGCCGGGCGGGATCGTGCGGGTGGAGGGCAATCCGGGTGCCGGGCTGTTCCCGCTGCAAACGCCGGACGTCGGGCCTACGGTCATGGCGTCGTTGGAGTACATGGACGCCATCAAGGAAGGCCGGACGGGCGTTACGCGGTACTCGGCCGGGTTGGACGCCAACACGCTGAACAAAACGGCGAGCGGGCTACAGGCGATCCAGGCGGCGGCGAATCAGCGGATCGAATTGATCGCGCGCACGCTGGCGTCGGGCTTCCGCGACCTGTTCCTCGTGATCCATACGCTGGCGTCCAAGCATTCGACCAAGCCGGTGCAACTAAAGCTCAAGGGCAAGTGGCAGGCGATCGACCCGCGGTCATGGGCGAGGCGCACCGACTTCAAGATCAACGTCGGGCTGGGGACCGGGACGCCGGAGCAGCAATTGCAAAAGCTGATGATGCTGGCGCCGGTGCTACAGCAGGGGCAGTCGATGGGCTTGGCGGGCCCGCAGGAGGCGTACAACCTCGGCGTTGAGATATTCAAGGCGGCCGGGTACCGCAACCCGAATCGCTTCCTGACCGAGCCCAAGAAGGACGAGCAGGGCAATCCGGTGCTGCCCCCGCCGCAGAAGGACCCGAAGGTGCAGGCGGCCGAGATTCAGGCGCAGGCCGACGCGCAGAAGATGCAGGCGCAGATGCAGGCGGACGTGCAGAAGTTCCAGGCGGAACAGCAGGCGAACGCGGCACAGGCCGAGCGTGAAGCGGCGCTGAAACAGCGTGAAATGGAGATGAATCTCCAAGTGCAGGCGGCCAACGACCAGCGGCAGGCCGAGTTGGACCGGCAGAAGATGCAGCTGGACATCCTGAAGATGGAGAAAGAGTTTGAGTTTAAGCGATGGCTGGAAATGGCGAAGCTGGCGCACCAGTCTGAAACTCAAAAGCTTGTTGCCAGAACGCAGGGTCTGCCGGTTGAATTGGACGCCGAGGGCACGAAGTTTGACGCGTTGTCGGCGGCCATGTCAGAGGCCACAAACCAGTTCGCGCAGCAGATGGCGGCCCTGACGCAGCAGATTCAGCAGGTGTCCAAGATCGCCACGGCGCCGCGAGAGTTGGTGCGTGATCCGAAGACGGGCCGGCCGGTTGGCTCAAGGATTGTGGTCGACTAGTGGCCGCGATCTACGTCCGCTCGACTGATGGCAGCAACACGGACGACGGGTCGACCTGGGCGCTGGCAAAGGCGTCCATTGCCGGCGCGGCGGCGATCGAGGCGGCCGGCGATGACATCTATGTATCGCAGGCGCACGCGGAATCGTTCGCGTCGGCGATCACGTTGACGCTGGTCGGGTCACTGACCTCTCCGGTCAAGGTCGTCGGCGCCAGTGACGCGGCCGAACCGCCGACCGCGGTATCGACCGCACCGACCGTCACGTCGACAGGCAACAACGGCATCACGATCGACGGGAACGTCTACGTCTACGGGATCAACTTTTTCTGTGGCACTGGCGCGAACTCGCCGAACCTGATCGTCAACAACGCCTCGGACAACCAGAAGCAGGTCTACGAAAATTGCACGTTTCAAATCCCGGCCACCGGCGCGTCGGCGCGCATCGTCGGCGCCACGAGCGGCGAGGTGCTCTGGCGAAACTGCAGCATCAAATTCGCGAACACCGCGCAGCTGATTTCGTTCCGGCACCTGCACTGGAGCGGCGGTGGAATCATCTCAGGCAGCTCGGCGATTACGCTGCTGGTGCAACAGCCGGGCGCGGCGGCGGCCGCGCGTGGACTGATCCTGCTGGAGAACCTCGACCTTTCGGCCGGAGCGGCGGCCATGAACATCTTCGATGTCGGCACGGCCTCGCGGCGGTGCGTGATCCGTAATTGCAAGCTGCCGGGGTCATGGAGCGGGGCCGTGGCGACGGCCGCCGCGTTCTCCTCGTGGCGCCCGCCCGACCGCTACTCGATGTACAACTGCGACTCCGGCGACACGAATTACAGGCTGTGGATTATGACCGCGTTCGGGTCGATCCGGGACGAGACGACGCTCGTGCGCACCGGCGGCGCGTCGGACGGCACGACGGGCCTCTCGTGGAAACTGGAGAGCGGCGCCGTGGCGAAGTGGCCGTCCAATGATCTGGCCACCGACGAGATCGTGATCTGGAATGACACGACCGGATCGGCGAAGACCGTCACGGTCGAGATCCTGCACGACTCCGCGACGAACCTGACCGACCGCGAGATCTGGCTCGAAGCGAGTTACCTAGGTGACGCTTCGTATCCGCTTGGAACTCCGATCAGCGACCGCGCGGCCGACATCCTGGCATCCGCAGCGGACCAGGCTGATAGTTCGGAAACGTGGACAACGACCGGCATGACCAACCCGAACACGCAGAAACTCTCGGTGACGTTCACGCCGCAGCAGAAGGGTTACATAAGTGTTACCGTCCACTTGGCGAAGGCTAGCGCGACGGTCTACGTTTGCCCCAAACTGACGGTGGCCTAGCGTGGCCCGCCAGGCGCAGGTAGCCGGTGGAATTTGGACCGGCGCCCCGTTCATCAACGATGCGGACAGCGTATCGACGCAGGTAGGCGGCAGCGTCTACTTTGTGGGCACGTCGGCGGAAATCCCCGTTGTGCCCGAGGTCAGACCGTATCCGGGGCCGGCGGGCAAGAGCCGGCGGGGGCGGAAGCCGCATCGGTCGGTCGTGGAGATCGACGGC